AGAAAGTGGAACACAATAAGTTGATATGGTCCTCCGTTATATAACCACTCGTCGATGGTTGCAGCTTCCCAGATTGGGTAGAAGTGAAGACCGATTGCATTAGACGATGGGACGATTGCCCCTGAGATGATGTTGTTTCCATAGAGTATTGAGCCAGCTACTGGTTCACGTATACCATCTATATCAACTGGAGGAGCAGCTATAAAAGCTATTATAAATGCTGTTGCAGCGGTTAAAAGTGCAGGGATCATAAGTACACCAAACCACCCCACGTAGAGGCGGTTATCGGTACTTGTAGTCCAGTCACAGAAACGCTGCCAATTGTTATTTGGTTTTGTTAGTGTGGCTGTAGTCATTTATTTAAAAGTTAAATTTAGCACCTAATTTAGTGCCGTAAGAATTGTCTGTATCTTCGTCAAATACATTTGCAAAAGATACTTCACCATAGACTCCTAGTCTTTTGGTAGCAGCGACAGAACCGCCTAGTTTGCCTGACCATGCCGAGTCAGAATCAACACCGTCAACAGCATTGATTGTTTTACCACCTTGAACATACCAGTCTAAAGAACCTAGTGTATTCTCATAACCTACATGTAGATCAGTAGCTCTTGATTGGTAATCACTACCAGTATAAGAAGCATTTGTTTCTACATTAACATAAGGTCCAGCTATTGCTGGAATTGAGAATAAGGAAGCTGCAATAGCTAGTGAAATTTTTTTCATTAAAAAATACCAGGAATAATTTGACCTGTTGTAGCATAAGCTCCAAGTGCGGAGATAATACCAATCATAGCCCAGCGGCCATTTTGTACTTCTGCGTTCTCATTCATAGTATATTCAATAGGGGGTTGAGTTGCGATAACTTCTGTATCGTTCATTAAAATTTTAATTAAGTTTACAGCGGCGAGGATGATAGGTCAGGTCGCCACATATACCTATGCTTTAGGATATATCTGAGCTGCGTCTAATAAAATTTTAATTTTTTTCTTACCAGTAGTACCTATTGATTCTCTTACTTTTTTATCGAAGGGATTAGGTATACCTGTGTAATCTGGTTTAGGCATTGTTAGGACCTTTCCCACTGTAAGGGCTTTTAGCTTTTTTATTATTATTATTATTTATGATGTCACGTATTTTTTGTAACTCTTCTTCTGTTGGCTTGTAACCTGGCTTTCCACCTTTATCAGGTTTAACATATTTATCGCCGTAGTATGGTTGATCTGGCATTATACATTTACCGGATTAACTCTACGTGAACTTGCTTTCTTAATATTTGGTAATACTGGACCTAACTTAAGATCTTTCATTTTCTGTTCAGCGTTAGGGACTCCCCTATCACCAGCCTTCATTATTTTGTTTTTAGTACTTTGTTTCATAGTTAGAATTGTAAGTTGTCAGATCGGTCTAGTTTTGCAATAACATCCTGTCTATATGCAGGGTCATCATCATATCTTCTATCACTCATAGCTTTAACTAATTCAGCTTGACTTCTAAAGACATCACCTGTATTAGATGGTGGTTTACCTGTGTACATTCGTCCTTCGTATCCGTTAGCGTTTTCATATTCAGCTTTTAAACCTCGTACAGCAATCTTAATAGCTTCTACACTACCAGAATTAACTATACTATCAAAAGCATCTATTGATTGTTGGTCAAGATTATTACCTGCCCATTGAACTAAATTATTATAAGCATCATCACCACCAACTGAGTTCTTAACCTCATTGACTTGTGCATCTGCTATATCAGCAACTGATTGATCTTGATTCTGTGGTAAAGAAGCTTGTACTTCTAAATAAGCATTAACTAAATCTTGACTACTCATAGAAGAGAACTTCTCTAGTGTTTCTGGTGATATTTTACCGTCATTACTATAGAATTCATTAGAAGCATCATTGATTAATGTAGCTCCCTCTGAATATGTAGGAGCTTCATCTGATTCTGTTGTTTCAGATTCAGATTCAGGTTCAGCTTCAGGCTCATCTTTAGAACCTATCTTCTTTTGTAGTTCTATATAAGCTTTCTCTAATTCTTGAGCATTCTCATATTTACCTGCAAGAAGACTCTCTTGAGCATCTTGTATTTTCTCACCGACTTGTAAAGAATCTTGTTCTTCAGCAGTCAGCTGTACACCTGCAACTTCACCAGCTACTTCAGCTTCTGGAGTTGGGTCTACTGTAATTGTATTTTCTGATGGCATTTTATTCAGGTGGTTGTTGTTGTTCACCGACTGTGGCAGTCAGATTATTTATAACCTCTTCAGCATTAGGATTTTTACTAGGGTCCATTACTGGAGTACTAGCTAATTGTCCTGCTTGATTCATTAGAGTCTGTTGTTGTTGCATCTGTTGTGCTTGTTGCATCTCAGCTTCTAATTGTTGAGGAGTCTTAACAAGATTCATTATCTCAATACCTTGAGCTGCAGCGAGTCGTTTAAGATACTCAGTTGGATCAAGGAATTTACCTATAACTTCTGGTCCCATAGTCTGAGCAATGGTAGATATAAAACCTACTAATGCTTCTCTATCTTGACCTCGACCTAACGCATTAATACCTGCCACAATTTTAGGACGTACTAAATCTTTAGGTAGTTTAGGTATCTGATTACTTCTTTGTAATACTAATAATGTTCTAGTTAAATATGGTACTAGGAATTCAACAGTTAGTAAGCTGAATAGCCCACCTAATTGTTGTTCTAATTCTAACTGAGTAAGTCTAACTTCTTCTGCTGTTGTGCGTTCGGAATCTCTTACATTAAGAATAAGAAAAGCTTCCTTAACTCTAGTCTCTATTTGCTGTGCTAATTGAGCTGCTGTTGAGAAGTCAGCTGTCTTACCTACTTGTACTACACCTACATCTTCTGGTCTACCTTGAATGATAGCACCGTTACCACAACTGGATAACGTAGAAGGTTTAGTTGTACTAGAAGGAGAGACTAAGAATATAACTTTAGAAGCTACGCTAGACCCCTCTACAAGAGCCTGTGCTAGGCCATCAAGGGAACGTAGGTCTCCTAAGAACTCTTCGACTCTTCCACGTCCGTAGTCCTCTCCATCGACAGTATTAAAGCGAAGAACTAACCAAGGTGAGGCATTCTTTGGTGCTGTGCTGCGGCTACCAGGAAGGATTGTATCATCTACTTCTTGATGCCATACCCAACGACCACTACTCTCATCTAGTTTAACACAAGTGTACACTTCAGCATCGTCTTCATCAGGACTTGTCTCACCGTTTACTTCATTCGGTACATGTTTAGGCAGTCCTTCTAAACCTAAAACCTTTCGACTAATTAATTCTTTTGTTATTATTTCTAAAACGTTACCATTACCATCTCTGTTTACAACATACCTTTGTAATGGAAAGTGTTTCAAACCATCCTTACCCATAAAGATTAAGGCATTACCTGAAACAATTAAATGTTTTAATGCTTGATGAACTACTACTCTATCATTAGATGCAGCTATATAATCCATCACCATTCTTTCCATCTTAGAAAAGGAAAGATCCAATTCACTTCTCATGTTAGGATCTAATTCCTCTCCTATTTTATCATCTCTAACTTGTAATTTAAAGAATGTAGTTTGAGGTGGTAGTAAGGCAAGCATTAATTTTGCTGCTAAAGTTACAACACACTTAGCTCCTACTGATTGCCAAGGTTGTGATAGCGATGCCTGCCCACTCTTTTGTCTTAAGTCTTGTTGTACTAGATAAGGCAAGGTTAGTTTAGAGCACTGCACAGCTGTATCAAGAAACTGTGATCGTTCTGAAGTCAGCTGTGAGTATCGTGTTCTTGCCGTATACATTATTTATTAGCTCCGCCAGTAGCTGCTGCTCCAGACCCACCATCTTGTAATGGAATCTTTAAAGCTTGCGTACCTGTTTTCTTACCAGCTTCTGCTGTTACTTTTCTTTCTGATCCAAACTCAACGCTTGATGGATCATCCTCGTCTATTAATTCTTTCTTTCCAGGTAATGGTCCTGATCTAACAGAAGCATTTGTCCTCGGCATAATAGGAGGAGGTGTTGGCATAGGTTGTGGCCGTGGAGCCCTAAATATACACATTAGTTTTCATCTAAGTAAGTTTGTATGTATCGTACCACTGACTGTTGACCAGCCTTGTACATAATTGATTCGATAGTTTCTTTAGGGTGAATAGTTTGTGCGGGGAATTTATCTAATATATCCTCGACTAATTTCTCAAGACGTTCACTATGTATGTTAAGCGTATTGAGGTAGGTTGGTGTTTGCATGTTCAAAAAATGCTGGCATTCTAGCTGCTTTAGTGTCAGAAAGTTGTGGTGCTGTACCCTCATACATTAATCGATCTGAGGAATCCAGCCAAAAATTTTTGTCCAAATATTTATCGGTAGTATTTATACCTAG